TTAGGTTCCTTAACGTATGCACCAGCATACTTAGCGTCTTTTCTTGCTTCCTTCTTGGGGGGTATTGCAATGTTTCTCTTTAGCAACTCGACGTAGATATAATTATCCCACATGCGAACTTGAGAAAATACATCCTCAAAGTTTACCTTAGCATCGTATGCCATGGTGAAGGCAAGTTCTAGCAACTTCATCTTGTCATCCAACTGGTCAACCAGGCGAACGTCAATGATGTTGTATTCTACAAATTTATGCCAGTCTTTAGTATAGAACTCTTTGAATGTATCAAACTCACTATGATCTAGTTTTTTTGTACCAAGTTCTACACTAGCAATATGATCCAAACGATAAGATGCTTGGTTAGTATAAGTAAACTTACGATACAACTCAAGATAGTCTAACGTTGCAACACCAGAGATGTCATAAGCAATTTGCTTGCGACCTTTAATGTAAATCTCACGACAATATGTAGACTTCCATGGTGACAATAACTTAGCGTCACGCTCACCAATAACACGTTCGATACGCTTACTGATGTAAGTCATGTCGAACAACTGCACGTTCCACCCAGTGATAACATCAGGGTAGTTGCTCATCCAGTAATGGATGAATGCCTGCAGCATACCAACCTCGGTACTGAAGTGCATGTAGTCCACATCCTTGTGGGTGTTATCAAACGCATAACGTCCGAACACCTGGATGCGTCTTGTGCGACTATCCTTCAAAGAGATTAGAAGGATCTCCTGGTCGGCAGTTTCGATATCAGGGAACCCATTCTCTGCTGCTGTCTCGATGTCAAGTGTGAACACACGAATCTGACTTGAGTCAAACTCAATCTGATCTGCAGGATATTCTTCTGCAATGTATTGATTCAGATAGCGAGTTTGACCACAGATCTCAAAGTCAGGAATGTCTTTATGATCATCCACAAACTTTCTTGCGTCACGAATAGTTCCCTGCTGTACAGGACGAACGTTCTTACCATCCAGAGTCTTCCAGCGAGAAGGTTGTTGGGTGGGCAGATACAACGTAGGGTTAAAAGGGACCTTATCGCTGAACTGGTTTCCGTTTTGGTATCCACGAACCTGGATATTATTACCTGCTTGCTGAACGCTGGTGTAAAACTTCATTCCTCTTTTGCTTTTAAGTCATAGTATAGTGAAGAGAACATTGGCGATGGATCAGCAATAAATGTAATATTTTCTGAACGAATCGTCAGTTCTCTATCTTCGCTGTAAGGGGGAAAGGGCACTAGCTGTTCCATTACCCCGTTTACCTCACATGCGTATTTTAGCATACAATCGGGTTGACCGAACTCAGTACCATCAATTTCTTCAACTTCTGCTACGATCCAGTGACCATCAATTTTCAGGAGTTTCAGCATCCGATTCCTCCTGTGCAAGTGGGGTAGCAATAGGATGCTGATCAGTATTTCCTGCAACTCCAGCAGTAGGAGGAGCATCGACACCAACAACTTCAGTGATCTCTGCTAGTTGTGCTTCCATGTTAGGGTTTGTTTGACCCTCTTCCCACTTAGGAAGTTCGTTATCCTGTTGGGCAACCAGAGAAGCAATCTTCTGGCGGTATGCGCCATCCAAACCTTGATCAGGAATACCGATTGCTAGAATGCTGTCATAGGGCACACGGAATTGATAATCGATAGAGTAAGGGCACCACTTACTGAACTTCACTTGAAGGTCATTCTCGGCAGTAGGGTTCTCGGCAGGAACCAATTCCAGAATATAAGGGTTTCGCATGATCAGGCAGATGCCACGGCGTTCTTCGCCTTCTCCTTCAAATGCTTCTTGTAGTTCACAGATGACACGTTCGCCATTTTTAAAAACGATAATCTTATCAGACTCAGACATAGTTCTCCAATCTTTTTAGTAGTATAGCACGAAATTGCAAAGGGGGCAACCGCCCCCTGTGACAGATATTTATTTGACTTCGTAAGTCGTTCGTCTCATGTGGTCTGGAATAATTTTTTCTAAACTCACGACCAGCATACCATCCTCAAACGTCACGTCCACAACTCTAACATCGTCACCGAGTTGCCAAGTATTCGCAAATGATCTTCGCGAGACTCCTTTGTGTAAGTATTCTGTTTCAGTATCCTGTCTTGTAGTGTTGCTGGTAACCTTGAGAATGTTTGATTCAGTAGATACTTCAATCTCCTCTCTTTTAAATCCTGCGAGAGCAATTTGAATTTCGTAATTACTGGCGTCATGTTTGATTAAATTATACGGGGGGTAGTTTTTATTATGATTGGTCATCGAATCTAATCGATGGAACATATCATTTAAACCTACAGCATGAGGTAGGTATAGATCCCATGTATGCGTCATTAGTGTTCTCCTTAGATAAGCGAGATGTTTGTATGGACCCCGAAGGCATCCTTTACTATTTAATCAAGACACAAAAAAAGTGATGTAGTGTTCACCGCATCACTTTATAAGGGTTTCCGACTTTTGTAGAGACCGCACGAAAGGTCTCAAATTTATTTATGCTTCTGGTTTTTTACGACCAATATTATATTTGGACTCCAATGTCCACTCTCCCTTATCTTTATATGAAAGAACTTTAATTTGATTGAGTGCTGCTACGTCTTCAATTTGAGTTTTATCAACAATACCAATCAGTCCCCAGTCCGATAAAAGTTGTGCAATACGATTACGACGTTGCACATCATTTAAAGACAAGTTAGTATTTTTACCATCAAGAGCAAACAACTCTTTGAAGTGAACGATATAATACTTACCTTGCTTGTGTAGGATATGACAAGACTGATATAATTTTCTATCTCTCCTAGAAGCAACACCAATACGAGTGAGTGTTTCACGAACTTTCAGAAAATCATCTGGTTCATTCAACAACACCTCAACCATATCTGATGGTTGCCACTGAATTTCAATTTCATTCATCTGTTACCGCCTTTATCTAATAATTTTTTAATCTGCTCAAGTTCAGAATTAGTAAGAATTCTAAGGGCGGCAACTGCTTTACTATGGTTGTATCCATAATATTGCTTCACCAATTCAAGGTTCTCTAATTCACCTTTACGCAACCAGGGAGAAAATCTTTTCCTCGGCTTCAAACTATTTAGATAAAAATCATATTGCATCTGTTTGTCCAAATGATTATGAATGTTCATCTCATTGGCAAATAAAATGCTATCCGTAAATCCAGATAGACACTTGTTTATAATGAATGGTGGATAACCTTTAACAGCTTCAGGATTTTGTCTCAGTAAATTATGCTTAGATTGATTAATTGTATACAAGTAATCTTTCAGTTGGTAATTTTCCATTCTTTTTTTGTTTTGAAATACAATTTATAGTATCGTCCTTTCATTTCTTCAAGGACTTTCATATCTTCATCAAATCCCATCCACTTGAGATATTGATACGTACCTTCAAGATCACTGATAAGCAATAAAATATTGGTGGGGGATACTTCCCTACCACCATGCTGATATTCTTTAGGTATCATTAGAATTTAGCAGTGACACCAACTACCTTAGCATTGGGGTTGCGAGCAAGAGCAACTTCCTTTGCTTCCTCATAGTTGCGAGCATAGACTTCCTCAGCAAAGAGGCGACCTGCTACGTAGAGTCTGACTTCACATTTCATAGTTGGTTAGGACGAGTTCCTTGCGAGACGCTTGATCTGTATTATAACTCCCCACGCTCCTCATGGTGTAAGTGTGTGCAAATTCAGCAGCTGTCCACCCCTTCTTGAAGCGGTCTCGGATCAGTTGCGACGAATTGTAACTAACAAGTTGATGAGAGATAAAGCGATCACAATCAGAAGCAAACTGATCGTGGTCGAATCCTTTGTGCATGCTTCCTCGCTTACCATAAAGATTAGATCCGATCTCATAGGGGGGATCGAGATAGACGAAGGTTGACTTGCTATCGCAAAAGAGTTCTTCATATGAAAGTTTAGTAATTTTCCACTTGGAAATCATTCCTGAATATTCAGGGAGTTTACAAATGCCTCGCATCGAGAAATTGCTATCTGACGCTTGCTTGCTGAAGGACGAGGACTCAGTGAGACCAGAGAAAGAGCACTTATTGACAATATAAAAACACACAGCACGAAGTAGATCGGACGTAGAGGCATCATTTAATTGGTCCTTGGAATCTAGAAATAAAGTTTTTGCTGATGTTTGATCTGGATGATCGTTCTTAAGATCCTTCAGCAAGGAAGAAAGTTCATCACCTTGATCTTGAAGAACACGCCAGAAGTTATAAAGTGGATCGTAAAGATCATTGACCCAGATGTCTAGGTGTGGGTATCGCTTACCAATTTCCAACGCCACAGAACCACCACCAATAAATGGTTCACGATAGTGAGTGTACTCCTTAAGATCAGGAATATACTGAAAGAGTTTACTCAGGGCACGACTCTTACCACCAGGATATCTAAGTGGCGTCTTTAAAGACTTCAATGTCTGGGGCATGGTATTTAAGGTATTCACGAAAGATCATTTTCATTTCACGCTCTGTCATTCCACAATGAGCAGCAGCATGGGGTAGGTTCATTGTAGCATGAAACAATGCTTCATTT